AATACCACAACCTATTCCTATAGAGAATATTATTGAAAATCATTATAACCTAATTTTAGATTATCAAAATTTATCTTTGGATGGTAATATCCTGGGCTTGACTACTTTTGAAATTTCCGTGTTTCAAGGAACTGAGCTTGTTCGGGCGGTATGCCGATCGCCTGGAACTTCATGCCTTCTTCAAGCACGGCGATCTTGTGTGCGTTCCCGGTACCCTGATATGCGCTGTTCCAGCTGTCTTTAACGCGCTGTATGTCTTTTATCACTCCCGGGTGTTCAAGCACGCCGCCGGGGTTTGCTCCGTTTGCAAAGAACGACGCGCCGTACTCTTCTGTGGCGAGCGACATTCCGATCGCGTTTTTCGCCATAGCTATTGGGCTGTACCCGATCAGACCGTCAAACCCAAGCCCGGGTATGTGAAGCACTTCATCTTTGCGGAGCGTGATACTTTTCCCATTTGGGTAGAGATCTCTTTCGTCGGGGTCAAGGTGATAGGTATAAACCAGTTCCCCGGTCTTAGCTCGGCTTACCTCCATCCTGTTCGGGAGCAGGGGGTACAGTGCAATTGGCTGACCGCGTCCGTTTCGGACGATTTGTGCGTAAGCGTTGCCCCAAAGCAAAAGATGACTCATCAGTGTCTCACGGAACACGAATGAAGTCATCTCAGGGTTCGGTTCGTTATGAAGAAGGTAGTATAGCGGGTGCTGGGGTATACGCTCTTTTCCTCCGTCCAGACGATAGCGGTATACATGTATCGGAAGACTGGCGATAGCCTCGGAGAGTATTCGAACACAAGCGTATACCGCAGCCGACTGCATTGCTGTTTGTTCGTTGACTATTTTCCCGCTGGAGGTTTTGCCGAATAGGAAAGTAAGCGTTCCGCCAACTCGGTTTTTAGGTTTATCGCGGGAGCGGAATAATAATTTTAGCGGAGTAAACATTTATCTTAACCTCTAAATATCCTTTGCTGAAGTATATCATTGACACTCCTGAACATATGTGCTAATATATTAATATCATCTCCCCCAGGCCTCTGTGGAAACACACGCACAATTGGGGGCATTTTGTTTTATATAACATTAAGATTAAGAATTTAATTTTAAATTATTTTTCTGTAGCCGGAGGTGGTAAACATGCCTTCTCCGGCTTTATATTATCAAAAGCCCCCTTTCATTGTACACGGAGTAGTGTTCCTCTTTATTCCCGCATCTAATAGCACGGTCCAGAGCCATAATCGCGGCAACAGCACCGTCGATTCTTTCGGTGCTTTTCTCTTTGTCGGGCTTTATGTTACCAGCGGGGTCGGTTTTGATGTAGATATTGTCCATCATCCAGCGCAGGACAGGGTGCCCACCGTGTGCTATTTTTTGCTCCAATGTCAGCTTCATCAGTTCTTTTGTAGGCGGAGACATATCCTTGAAGCCTTGACCAAATGGGACAACGGTAAACCCGAGGTTTTCAAGGTTCTGCGACATCTGCACAGCGCCCCACCGGTCATATGCGATTTCCCGAATGTTGTATTTCATGCCGAGCTGCTCAATGAAACTCTCGATATGCCCATAATGCACGACATTCCCTTCGGTCGTCATGAGGTGACCTTGTTTTACCCATAAGTCGTACGGCACATGGTCGCGCCTTACGCGCAAATCTACGTTGTCCTCGGGTATCCAGAAAAACGGCATGATTGCGTATTTGTCATCCTCATCTATCGGCGGGAACAACAGCACAAATGCGGTAATATCGGTTGTTGACGAAAGGTCAAGCCCTCCGTAGCACACTCTGCCTTCAAGACTTTCCGGATCAACAGTGAATGCGCAGGCGTCCCACTTCGCCATCGGCATCCACCGTACAGCCTGCTTTACCCATTGGTTGAGACGAAGCTGCCTGAAGGCGTTCTCTTCAGCCGGGTTCTGTTTTGCGCTTTCGCATGCCGCGCGCACCTTGTCGATGCTTACCGTAATGCCGAGCGAGGGGTTGGCTTTTTTCCACACCTTGGGGTCAGTCCAGTCGTCGTCTTCCTTAGCGCCATAGATTACCGGATAGAACGTAGGGTCGTGCTTTCTGCCTTCAATGATGTCCACTGCCTTCTGGTGTATCTCGTAACAGATGCTTTGTGTGTCCGTGCCCGCCGTGGTAATGAGAAAGTATAGCGGCTGCATCCTCGCATCGCCGGAGCCTTTTGTCATGACGTCAAATAGTTTCCTGTCCGGCTGGGTATGCAGCTCATCAAACACCACGCCGTGTATGTTGAAACCGTGTTTTGAGTAGGCTTCGGCAGACAGCACTTGATAAAAGCTGTTGGTAGGCAGGTATATCAGCCGCTTTGTTGACGCCAGCAGCTTCACGCGCCGGGACAAGGCAGGGCACATGCGCACCATATCGGCGGCTATTTCAAACACGATGGACGCTTGCTGCCGGTCAGCCGCACAGCCATACACTTCGGCACGCTCTTCGCCGTCACCGCAGGTCAGAAGCAGGGCAATAGCCGCGGCAAGCTCTGATTTGCCTTGCTTCTTCGGAATCTCCACATACGCGGTATTGAACTGTCGGTATCCATTAGGCTTGAGTATACCGAAGATATCCCGCACTATCTGCTCCTGCCAGTCGATAAGCTCAAAAGGCTTGCCTGCCCATGATCCTTTGGTATGCGAGAGGGCTTGTATGAATGAAACCGCATAATCTGCAGCCTCTTTGTCGTAATATGAGTCTTTAGCCATGAAAACGGTCGGTTTATATTTTTTAAGCTTTCGCATATCCACCTCCTCCACTGCTATGAAAACAACAAGAAAGAGCTTCCGTGGAAGCCCATTTTTCTTTATTCTTCTTTGTATCGCCGGTTAAGATGAAGTGTATATATTCGGCTTTGTGTTCAACAAGGTAGACTACCAGCTCGTAGAACCCAAGACATAGGCTTCTTGCTGCACCCGGCGAACATCAAACATATTCGTGACGCCGCTGTCTCGTATCGCGAGTATTTGCTCCTTTATCTTTTCATTCAACCGCAGCCACCTCACCCTTTGCCGATTCAATTGCCGCTCTGCGCAATATATCCGTGTCAAAGCCCGCGGACTTGTATCCCTCCAAAATTGTGGCGTAGTAATATGGGCTTGGCTGCCCGAGCGGCCTGCCCTCGTTCATAATGTAGACCATAGCTTTTATTATCTTCCCGTTTAGCTCAACTTTGACGGTCTCCTTTCGGTAAAGAGTTGGCCAGCCTTCGTAGCGGTCAAGTGCCGCCTCGTCCGCGGGTGTCAGCTCCCAAACAAGCACCGGCACGCTGCTGTTTTTGCTTGGCTCCACCGTCGCAACAGCGCCTGTGTGCGGCCCTCGGAAAAGGAGCCGGTAGTCTTTCAAAATGGCGTTTCCTGCTACCTTCGCGTTGGGGCATCGGTATGCCATCTGTCTTATGTTAAGGTTCGAACCGTATGCAATGTATAGCTTCTTCTTCACTTTACTGTGTTTCCTCATCATTTTTCTTTGATTGCCTTGTCTTTTCAAGCTGCCCGAAACCGCCATGCCGCCGAGCCTTCAAGATGCGCGGTCAAATGCTCGCGGCAGTTTGCGAACTCTTCGCCGATCAGCCCAATGCGGTTTAGGTAAGTCCGCATAGCGAACTTCTCATTTTCGGTCTGCGGCTTTTTTGTTGATGTGCATTTTTGAGTGAGCGCCTGATGGTTAAGAGCGAGGGCAAGAACGATGTAGCTCCTTATCTTGCCGGCATGCAGCTCGCTGTTACAGCCACGAAGTTCTATTGTGTGGTTGCCTGTAAAAAAGCTGTGCAGGTTCAGGAAGTGATAGCGGCTGTTGTGGTAGTGCTTGTCGCGGCTCTCGCTGTAGCCTTCGTACCAAATCTCCTCGATCTCGCGCAAGGTCTTAGGCTTGCGGCGGTTCATCTTGTCGACCAGTATGCTGTCCATCTTCTTGCAGTACTTCATCCGCTCGGGAGCAATTTGGAGCGCCTTGTAGAAAAGGTCGTTTTTGCTTGCGATTATGTTTATGAAGTTTCGGATGCTCCTCGGAGTGTGGTTTGAGCCGTCAAGGTGAATGTGTATGCCGCACGAGGTGTTGGCGAAAGCCCCTGCTTTGCGCAGCTTCCTGACGATCTCCTGCAGGCATTCGATATCCTCGCGGTATGTAAGTATGGGGCTGACAAGCTCCACGCTGTATTCGCGGGTCGCCGCGATCTTTTGCCCGCCTTCCCGCTTTTGGCAGTTGATGCTGCCGTCGCTCATTAGCTTCCATACCCGTCCGTCAGGCGCGGTAACCTTTTTCGTGTCGTAGTAGTCGCCGGTGCTTGCTATCGTACCGCCGAGATACTCTGCGACGGCTCTTGCCGCTTCGTCTCTGGTAATGCCTGTGAACTCTATCTCAATCCCGAACCTTTGTGTTAACATCGTGGTTTTCTCCCTTGCGCCGGTGTGTTTTTGCCTTTAGGCATGTATATATATCACTCTAAACGCCTGAAATAGCAAGTCATTTTTTCGAGAAAAACCACGCAAATATATGGATAACGCAAGCTGTTTTAAAGCTTTTTTAGCACATCTTCTCCGTATACGGCGCCGAGCCTCGAGCCGTTATCCCATGAGCAGAATATCGTGCCTGTATCGTCAACGAAACTAACCGTGCCTCTGTCGCCGGGCTTAAGCTTGGAGTAAGGGTCGTTCATTTTTACAAGCTCGACACGAGTCCCCACGGGGTATTGCTTGCGGAGCATCTCCACAATTTCTTTTGATGGAAACTTATTCATTGATTGATGCCTCCGCAGTTTTTATTTTGGCACCGTTTTTAAATGCGCTGTTGCCCGATAAGTTTTCCATCAGTATTTTGCGGACTGCCTTATGCTCTTTGCCCACGAACCCCAGTCTGATGAGAAACACGCGGAATGCATACTTCTCGTTTTCGACAGGTTTCTCTTTTGCGGTTACCCTATGCTGCTTTTTTGCCATCTCACAGAGCACGCAGACAAACCGCGAATACGCGTCTATCTGCTCAGGCGATAGATTTAAGCGAAACCATGGAAATCTGAGCGTAGTGTCTGTCCGCTCGACTTTGAGCGACTCGGCTCCGGTCGCCTTTTTGATGAGATTTGCCTTGCTCGATATCAGCCGCCCTAGGTTACTGAGCGCCGATTCTGTAAACCCGTCAAGCGGTACGGATATCGTTAGCGTGTCGTCGTTTATGTCGCTTTCTTCCGGAACATAACCGAGCTCGCACAGCTTGCCGACAAGCTCATGAATCATGTGCTCGTCTGTTTTCCCGTCCCAAGACAGTGTACCGTCTTTGCGGACTGTTATGTTGTTTACGGCATATGCGAAACTCGGCGCTCCAAGGTAAATAGGCTCAGCACCCGTAATTTCACCTATTGCTTTTACAAGCCCCTTCCTTTCCTCGCCTGCAACATTGAATCTTACTTCCATTTGCGTTTTCCTCCTAAGCTTTCGGTGATTACATATATCACTCAAAAG